AAGGTAAACCCAATTATAGACCCCGGCTTGCCTTGGGCACCTGCGCCGGAATAAGAAGTATGAGAGATGACTCACGTTTTTGTATTGGTTCTGATCATAGGAGGAGAACAGGCGTCTGAGACTTGTGATCAGGCTATGTGCTTTTATGACCTGAATCGCTGCAATTATTTTGCTGCCAGATTAAGACGCAACACAACACCAAGTACCTCTAGTCCACTCTCAGCTTACTGCAAGCCAATACTGGTAGACCCACAGCAAGGTGGAATAAGGGTTTACTAGTGGCAGCGGAGATCATAGCAGCAGTACAGATGTGTGCCTCGGCCTACCGCTTTATGAAAACGGCGGTGAATGAAGGCCGGGAGCTGAGTGATATGACCAGAGCTTTAAGTAAGTTCTGGGATGCCCGAGAAGAGGTTAGTGTACTAGAGCAGAAAGCCACCAACCCCAGCAAAATAGAAAAGCTTTTTGGTGGCAAGTCTGTTGAGAGTCAGGCGTTAGAGATAACGCTTCAGAAACAGAAGGCAGAACAGTTAGAGAAAGAACTAAAGGATTTATTCTATTGGACGGGTAATGCAAATCTCTGGCATGACATGCTTAGAGAGCGGATTAAAATACGGAACATGCGTATAGCTGATGCTAGGGCTAAAGCGCAGTCCAGAGCGGCAATGATTGATGTAGTTGCAATAGTAGGCACTTTTACGGTTCTTTTTGTTATAGGCATGGCGATTACTAGTGTAGCGGTGGAGTAATGGATTTTCAGACTGGGTTTAATATTTTTTTAGCGATAGTAAGTTTTGGCGGCGGCTGGCTGGTCAACAGGGTTTTTGTGTTACTAGATAGAATTGATGCGGATATGAAACAGATCCCTGAGAAGTATGTGTCTAAAGACGATTACCGTGAAGACATCCGCGAAATCAAAGAAATGCTAGGTGCTATCTTCAAACGCTTAGAAAACAAGGCTGACAAATGAAACTCGATCCCGTATTGCTCAATATGGCATGTTCTTGGTCAATGAAGGCTTACAATGACAAGAACAAAGACGCCATTAAAATCGAAAGTAAGTGGACATCTACTACAGTATATATAGCGAAACGCAAGTCCATAGACATCATAGCCTTCAGGGGTACACAGCAGGGAAGGGATTGGCTGACGGATGCGCTCGTAGTCCCCGTGCCATACGCGGGCAGACTATGCCACGGTGGGTTTGCGATGGCCCACAGGTCAGTCTGGAAAGAAGTTAAGAAACACATTGACCCCAAGAAACGCACCCTGATCTGCGGCCATAGCCTCGGCGGTGCGCTGGCAGAACTCTCTGCGGCTAAGCTAAACGGTAAGCACGATAATATAAACCTTATTACCTTTGGTAAGCCAAACGTGTTCTTCAAGGGTTTTAAGAAGCCAATGACTCTTGATAATCAAATCTCCTGTGTGCAAGGCAGCGATATGGTGGCTAGAATCCCACGTTTTTGCTACGGCCCCTCAAGCTCGCAGACTATGTTGTACTTCAGTAACACCGGCCCTGACTACATAAATCCCAGCAAAGACACCAGAGTTGCTGATAGGGGTGATTTGAAAGACCGGATAGCTGACCACATGATGGACGGCTACAAAGATAGGCTGAAAGAGTTTCTGGATGAGCAAGAAGCACAAGCCAATAAAGTAGTGCAAATGGATAAGGACAAAAAACTAGCCCGTAAAGAACTGGAGGATATGGCGAATGAAATGTTTATTAAAGATTAGCTTTTTAGCTGTTTTCACTTTATCTAGCTGTACGTCTGTTGAACAAGTTATGGCAAATAAAGAAATATACTGTAACCAATTTTACAAGGGTGTTCGTGCTGTTGGCCGGGGCGCCCTATCAGCAACTACTGGCGTTATAGTGCCTGATGTATGTGACACCATAGATACAATTGTGGAAGCTGCGGAATGAAACTCGGTGCCCTGCTTAAATCCCTTGCACCTACTATAGCTAGTGCAGCGGGCGGGCCAATGGCCGGTATGGCTGTCAAGATGGCGGCTTCTAAGCTAGGCATACCAGACGCTACAGCAAACGAGATTGAAGACCTTATCGAACGAGAGCCTGAAAAGGCGGTATTACTTAAAGAGGCAGACAAAGATTTTAAGGATCGCATCCGAGAGATGGAGATAGACCTTGAGTCTTTTAAAACAGAAGTTGATGACAGGAAGGACGCTAGGGCCAAGTTTTCTGGGGACATTACACCCAAGGTGTTTTGCATACTGGCGCTGGTTTTGTACGGCGCTTATGTAATGACTGTGACCATCCTTCCTCATGACCAGAACGATGAGACTATTATTTCTCTGGTTTTGGGGCAGTTATCAGGCATTCTAGGCACCTGTGCGGCCTTTTTCTACGGCGGGTCAAACGGTAAAAAGTAATGAAAAAACTGCTAGAAATGTTAAAGCGTCATGAGGGCGAAGTTAAAACTAATGGTCGTCATGTGGCTTATAAGTGTCCCGCCGGATACTGGACGGTGGGTATTGGGCGTAATGTAGACCCAGAAAACGGTATTGGGCTGTCTGACGAAGAAGTAGATTTCCTCCTAGAAAACGATATTGCCAGAGTAATCAAGGAGTTAGCTACAGAATACTCGTGGTTTAACGGTCTTGATGATGTCCGAAAAGATGCTATGATTGACATTAGTTTTAACCTCGGAGCTACGCGTTTACGTGGCTTTCGACGCGCATTAACCGCTATGGAAGCGGGAAACTACACAGAAGCCTCCACAGAGTTCTTGGACTCTAGGTGGGCAAAACAAGTTGGTGGCCGTGCTTTAGAGCTGACCGACATGATTGCTAGTGGTGAGTACGCGGATTGAGGTTTAAATGGCAGTTAGAAAATTACAATTCAAGCCGGGTGTAAACAGAGAAACTACCCGGTATGCCGCCGAAGGTCAGTGGTACGAGACCGACAAGGTGCGCTTCAGACGTGGGCTACCCCAGAAAATAGGCGGGTGGCAGCGTATTTCCGCAGATACTTATCTCGGTGTAGCCCGGTCATTGCTTAACTGGGCAACTCTTAACCTGCAAAATCTGGTTGCTGTTGGTACCAACCTCAAATACTACATAGAACGAGGTGGGGCTTACTTCGATATTACTCCTATTAGAGCAACCACAGCAGCGGGTGACGTAACTTTTGCCGCTGTTAATGGTTCTGCCACTCTTACTGTTACTGATACAGCTCACGGCGCGTCACAGGGTGATTACGTGACATTTTCCGGTGCGGTATCTCTGGGTGGCAACATTACGGCTGATGTACTAAACGCAGAATACACAGTAGCTACTGTAGTAGACGTTGACAACTACACCATCACAGCCACGGCCACGGCCAATGCGTCTGACACAGGCAACGGTGGGGCTTCTGTCGTAGGTGCATACCAAATATCCGTCGGCAATGAGGTCGAAGTGCCGTTTACTGGCTGGGGTGCGGGGCGTTGGGGGTCTGGTACTTGGGGTACAGGCGGTGCTACTAATGCCCCCATGCGTATCTGGAGTCAATCTAACTTCGGTGAGGACTTATTTTTTGCTCACAGAGGAGGCGTACCGCTTTACTGGGATGCAAGCTTTGGAGTGGATACACGGGGCGTATATGTAAGCTCTTTAGCCGGAGCGTCTGACGTACCTACTATAGTAAATGTAGCGTTTGTATCAGACATATTCCGCTTTGCTTTCTGTTTTGGGGCCAATGATTTTGGCAGTTCTGTACTTGATCCCATGTTGATCCGTTGGTCAGATCAAGAAGATATATCTAACTGGACGCCTGCCGCGACTAACCAAGCAGGCAGTTTGCGCCTGTCAGAAGGCACAGAGATCATAGATGCTATCCAAGCACGTCAAGAGGTACTGGTCTGGACTGATACGGCCTTGTACGGACTACAATATCTAGGCGCTCCAGAGGTATGGGGGGCGCAGCTTCTAGGCACAAACGTTACCATAGCTAGCCCCAACGCAGCGGTATATTCCGGCAACGTTGCCTATTGGATGGGCACAAACAAGTTTTACTACTACGACGGTACAGTTAAGACGCTACCCTGTGAAGTGCGTAGCTATGTATTTGATGATTTCAACCAACAGCAAGCAGACCAAGTAATCTGTGGTTCTAATGAGCAATTTGACGAGATATGGTGGTTCTACTGCTCTGCTGGAGCTACACGAAATGACCGTTACGTAGTGTACAACTATGTTGAAAACATCTGGTACTACGGCAATTTGGCGCGTTCAGCGTGGATTGATTCAGACCTACGGGAGTTCCCGATAGCTGCTACTTTTAATAACACCTTGGTGCTCCAAGAAAATGGCGTAGATGACAACGAGACAGGCACCCCTACGGCTGTAACGGCTACTATAACCTCAACACAGTTCGATTTGGATGACGGGGACAGGTTCATGTTGATTAACAAGATGTTGCCTGATATGACGTTTACCGGCTCTACAGCGGATTCCCCTGCGGCTACCATGACTCTGAACCCCTTGGAGAACTCAGGTTCTGGGCGGTATGACCCAGCCTCAGTCGGGGGTAACAGCAGCGCGACAGTCACCAGAACAGCCGTATTGCCTGTAGAAGAGTTTACAGGGCAGGTATTTACACGGGTACGGGGTCGGCAGATGTCGATCAAAATTGAGTCTACAGAACTAGGAGTAACGTGGAAACTGGGCGCACCTAGGATGGATATGCGGCCTGACGGCAGGAGAGGTTAGTGGCTAATCGCCTGATAAATAAGGTAGAAGCCCCTGCCCTACCGATACCGCCAGAGAGAAACATACTGCGGACGTATTTAGATGACCTGAATAATATTTTGCGTTTGTTTTTCAATAGGTTAGCAAACAATATAAACTTGTTAACCGGTGAGTATGGTGGTCAGTTTGTAGAAGTCCCTAACGGATTGTTCTTCTCCACTACAGATCAACCCATAGCAGTAATAAATACCGCTCAGGTAGTTAGTTTTGAAAACACCTATTTGAGCGAAGCAGTAACGATAAACGGCGGTTCTAACAGCCAGATTACAGCAACATATTCTGGTATTTATAACTTCCAGTTTGTAGCGCAGGCAGTAAGTAATTCAGCCTCGTCCAAGAACGTGTACGTGTGGATCAGGCGAGATGGTACGGATATAAACTATTCGGCCAGACATTTGGTTTTACAAGGCTCCAACGACAGCAACGACATTGCGTGGAGTTTTAATATTGATTTACAGGCAGGGTCGTACATAGAGATGATGTGGTCATCCGACGATATAGATACCAAGCTGGATACTGAGGCTGCGGCAGCACCTCACCCCGGCGAACCGTCTGCTGTAATCACTGTAACTTTCGTCTCAGTATTGCCTGAGACACTACCGACACCTCCGTAGGTAAGAGATGAGCACTAAAACCATATACGATTCCTCTCAAGGCAGACACGATTCTTCCCAAGGCAAAAACGCTTTAGGAGAAAACCTTAGTTTACTTGATGACATCCTATATCAACTTTCTAGTCCTTCGATGCAAGAAGAAATGGAAGGTCGTTTTGAGACTGCCGAATCTTTAGCTGATAACGCCTATATGGTCTTGTCTCAAATACAGGAGCTTGTCCCCCCAGAGCAACAGGCGGAGGTAACTGCGGAGTTTTTAAGAGAGTCTGGTTTTAGTTCAGATGTTGTTGCACAGATGTTGGAGATACCTAGAGACGCTGTGGATGCAGCACTAGCAGAAGCTGGATATGGGCCAACTGGACAACCTTTACCTACGTCAACAGCAGACCCAACAGCAGACCCAACAGACACACCCTACCTACAAAAGCTGCTTGAGTTAGACATACCAATTGATGGAGATTACTCGGCAGAGGAACAAAACTTAGTTCGGCAGGGGATTGACGCCGGTGATTTTACTGTTGACCAAGTTGCGGACTATTTTGGAATACCCCCTGCTATAGTCCAAGCAGTGTATGGTGCGCCAACAGCAGAAGAGATGCTGGGTAGTATGGTAGATGCAGA